GAACCAGTAACAACAGCAGCAGTAGTAACAGCAGGACTTAACGCAGCAAGTCAAGGATTCAATGCAGCAATGCAGGGATCAATGAATAGAAAAACGAGAGAATGGAATGAGAAGATGTATCAAATGCAGCGACATCATAGTTTGCAAGATTGGACAATGCAAAACGAATACAACAGTCCAGCAGCACAAATGCAGAGGTTAAAAATGGCAGGACTAAATCCGAATTTAGTATATGGAAAAGGAGCAGATAACGTATCTGGAGCAGTAAGATCAGCAGATGTAAAAGGATGGAATCCACAAGCGCCTGAGTTTAATTTAGGTTCAACAATGGGGCAATATTATGATGTGAGAATGAAAAACGCACAGATAGACAATTTAAAGGCTCAAAATACAGCTATTGTAAATGATGCAATTTTAAAAAGTATTCAAGCATTAAATTTAGGAGAGGACATAAAAGGAAAACAGATAAACAACAAATATTTAGAAAATTTGAAGTTATCTCAATTATCAATGATGGATCAAAATATCAGAAAAATACAAACTGATGTAGATGTATCATTAGCAGCAAATGAAAGAGCAGAAATACAAACTGCAACAAACGTGCAAGAAGCAGTTGAAAGGATATTAAATAGCAGAGCACAAAGAAGCAAAACAGAGGTTGAAAAAGATTATTATAGACAGCAAATTCAAAATTTGCGAAAAGATAATGAATTAAAGCAATTAGATATAAATCTTAAAAAAATAGGTGTACAACCGGGAGATAATATATTGATCAGAGCAGCCGGACAATATCTCAAAGATTTCAAAAATCCAATACAATCAGGAGTAGATTGGATAAAAAATAAATGGAAAAACATAACAAAATAAATATAAATTAATAAAAAATACCCCTATTTTTGGTATATAATTTATAGTATGTTAAAAACGTTCAACATAAACATATTTTTTAACAATTAAAAACAAAAACAAAATGCGAAAACGTAGAAGCTATCGAAAGTACAAGACAAAAGTAAAACGCCGTTATTATGTATCTAGAGGCGGAATAAGATTGTAAACAATAAAAACAAATAATATGATTTCACTAGATTTTGACACTAACGAATCTGCATCAAAATTAGATGTACATCAATGGGAATCGACAATAGTATTAGTAGCACATAATGGATTTTCTTATACTAGAATATTAATACCACAATCAGAAATAAAAGAATTAATTAATAAATTAAATAAGTATAACGATGAAGCCGAATCTGTTCAATAGTATACAGCTTTATAAACCAAAAAAAAATGTTTTTGATCTTAGCCACGATTTTAAATTTAGTGGCGATATGGGTAATCTTTATCCCATATTAGTTAACGAATGTGTACCCGGTGATAATTACACAATTTCATGCGAAGCAATGGTAAGATTTGCACCAATGTTAGCACCTATAATGCACAGAGTAGATGTTAGTATGCATTATTTCTTTGTTCCTAACAGAATTTTATGGGAAAATTGGGAAAAATTTATTGTTGATTCTTCAGTAAGTGCCCCAGTTGCTCCTTATATGAATCTATCTGGAAATGACGCAACCACATTTAAATTAGCAGATTATTTAGGAATACCTACTAATCCTTCAGGACCTACTAGTGTAAAGATAAATATGCTTCCATTTGCAGCATATCAATGTATATATAATGAATATTATAGAGATCAAAATTTGATAAATGCTGTAGATTATAAATTAATAGATGGAGATAATGCATCAAATTATATTGATTTATTATCATTAAGAAAACGTGCTTGGGAACATGATTATTTTACAGCATCATTACCATTTGCACAAAAAGGAAATGCAGTTGATATTCCTATTGCGGGTATAGAAAATGATATACCAGTTGTATTTAATACAGCAGTAACAGCAGCAAACCAAGTTGATACAAATCTAGGATTAGTTGGTATAAATAATATAAATCCCGCAGTAGGATCAGGACCTGTTGGTGCACTATTTGCACAAACAAGTACAGCAGATGTACAACCAGGAACAATTAATGATTTGCGAAGAGCAATGAGATTACAAGAATGGTTGGAAAAAAATGCAAGAGGTGGAACAAGGTATGTTGAGAATATTTTAACACATTTTGGTGTTAAATCTTCAGATGCAAGATTACAAAGACCAGAATATATTACTGGTATAAAATCACCTATTGTTATTTCAGAGGTTCTTAATACTACAGGTGAACAATCAGGACTTCCACAAGCTAATATGGCAGGACATGGAATCGGTGTAACTTCAGGAAAATATGGAAAATATTTTTGTGAAGAACATGGATATATTATTGGTATTATGTCTGTAATGCCTAAAACTGCTTATCAACAAGGAATTCCAAGAACATTTCTTAAAAAGGATGCCTTAGATTATTATTGGCCATCATTTGCAAATATCGGAGAACAAGAAGTTCAAAAAAATGAATTATTTGCATTCACAGCTAATGGAGAAAATACATTTGGTTATGTTCCTAGATATGCAGAATATAAATATTTACCTTCAAGAGTTGCAGGAGAATTTAAGACAAATCTTGATTATTGGCATCTTGGAAGAAAATTTGCAACTGAACCTAGTTTAAACCAACAATTCATAGAATGTGATCCCGCAAGTACTAAACGAATTTTTGCAGTAGAAGAAGGTGCAGATTCTCTCTATTGCCATGTATACAATAAAATTCGTGCGGTTAGGCCTATGCCTAAGTTTGGTACACCAATGTTGTAATGTCAACTAAATGTATTACACCATTTCACGTAAGAAAAGGCTTAACGACCAATGAAAAAATACCGGTACCATGTGGAAAATGCCCTCCATGTTTGAAGCGGAGAACTTCGGGTTGGTCGTTTCGCCTTATGCGTGAAGGTGATGTATCAGATTCTGCATTATTTGTTACACTCACTTACGATACAGAATATGTTCCTATTACACAAAATGGATTTAAAAATTTGAGTAAACATGATGTTCAAAAATTTTTTAAAAGACTTAGGAAAATTGAGCAAAAGAAACTCAAATATTTTGCAGTTGGAGAATATGGATCTAAAAGAATGCGTCCTCATTATCACATTATCTTGTACAATGCTAATGCAAATAATGTTCATCGAGCTTGGGCATTGGATGGCAAAATGTTGGGTCAAATATATATTGGAAATGTCAGTGGTGCTTCTATTGGGTATACTTTAAAATACATGCAAAAAGAGTCAAAAGTACCAATTCATAAAAATGATGATAGACAGAAAGAATTTCAATTAATGAGCAAAGGATTGGGAAAATCATATTTAACAGACCGAATGATAAAATGGCATAAAAGCGATTTAGAAAAACGAATGTATGTACCAATAATAGATGGAAGAAAGATACCAATGCCACGTTATTACAAGGATAAAATATACAAAGAATCTGAAAAGAACAGAATTGCAAGATATATAGCTAAAATTTCAGATGAACAATTAGAAGAAGAAATGAACGAATATGGTATTGAATACCATTATGAGATGTCTCAAAAGCATATTAACGCATTTAGAAAAATGTATAAAAATTCAAAACAAAACGAAAAATTAGACATATGAAACAATTTCGTAATATAATGACATACGAAGAATATAAAGGAGAAGTAAACGATCAACCAGATCAAACAATACCAGATCAGGCTATGTCAATAAAAGAAATATTAAAAAGGTTTGCAAGAGGTTTACCAATTGAACAATTTAAACCAAATTATGACAACGATGATGTAACAACAGACGATTATTTACCAGACCCTGCAACAATGGATTTAGCAGAAAGGCAAGCTATTGCAGAAATTCTACAGGAAGAATTTTACGAAATATCACGAAAAACCGCATCCCCTACCCCAACCGAAACAGTAGGTTTAACAAAAACCGAAAACGTTGAGTAGGAGAAAAAGAGAAATTAACCTGTTCCGATTTATCGGAATAGGTTATTTCTCAAAACAAGGAGCGAAGCTCCGCGTTAGCTACGCGGTTGAAAACCGCAACAATAAACACTAATTACCCTTGATATATTAGTGTTTATTGACACTAACCAAAAAAATTACGATAGAGTAGAGGTGAAGCGCAGCGGAACAAACTACGAAAAAGTAAAAAAATTTGGTAGTGTAAAAAAAAAAAACAAAATTTATAAAAAGTTACAAAATGGAACCAGTAACAACAGCAGCAGTAGTAACAGCAGGACTTAACGCAGCAAGTCAAGGATTCAATGCAGCAATGCAAGGATCAATGAATAGGAAAACGAGAGAATGGAATGAGAAAATGTATCAAATGCAGCGTCAGCATAGTTTGCAAGATTGGGCAATGCAAAACGAATATAATAGTCCAGCAGCACAAATGCAGAGGTTAAAAATGGCAGGATTAAATCCGAATTTAGTATATGGAAAAGGCGCAGATAATGTTTCAGGAGTTGTAAGATCAACGGATGTAAAAGGATGGAATCCACAA